GGTCAGGTTTTCTTTACGACCGACCGACAAACGGCGCACTTTCCAACAGACGCCACGACAATGGTTCCTGTCGTGCCAGCCATTGACGCCCTTGATGCGCTTGCTTCTGTTGACGGGGCGGCCGACTTTCTCATCATTCACGACGCTAGTGCCGCTGGTGTAAAAGAAAAGCGGATCACGTTTAACTCGTTTAAAACTGCGCTCAGCATCCCCGCGGGATCGTCTGACGAGAAAGTGTCTGTTGTTGACGGTGGAACCGCGGGCTTTATTTTTGGCACGGACGGCACTGACGGCATCCTGCGCATGAACACATCAATGGCTATGACCAAAGATGCGGGAAACGCGTTTGTCACATTGGCCGTTGAAACGGTAGACTGCGGAACATTCTAAATGCCAGACGTCCAACACAAACGAGGGTCACGCGCTGACCTGAACACACTGGCCGCAGCCAATGGTTTGCTGTTGGGTCAGATTTATGTAATCACCGACGAGGATCGGCTTGCTGTTGCGACTGGTGTTGGCAGCTATCAAGCGGCTGAGAAAGAAGGCGGGGGCGGTGGAGGCACTGCCCTTGAACTATACGCAGAAAACCCAAGCAGCCCAACTGCACCTAGTGCTACGGGTGCAAATGCTGTGGCGATTGGTAGTGGCTCCACATCATCGCACGAAACAACCTTCAGCGTTATGGGTGCCACTGCAAGCGGTCAGTATAGCATGGCATTTAATAAGTACGCTGTTTCAAGTGGTTTTAAAAGCATTGCTCTTGGTTGGCTTACTGACGCAACAAATACGTCCAGTGTAGCTATTGGAACGGGAACCCAGAGCAGTGGTTTGCATTCCGTCGCTTTAGGGCAAGCCTACGCTTCTGGCACGGACTCGTTCGCAGCAGCTATTTCGACCAGCGCCTCAACCTATGGGGCTACTGGGGCTAATTCTATTGCGATGGGCAGGAATGCTAAGGCAAGTGCATCAGCTTCAATTTGTCTTTCTGGAATTAACAACATTGCATCAGGAACCTACAGTTTCGTTGCGGGCGGCGGATACAACACCTCGTCAGGTACATACGCGTTTTCCTCTGGTCAAAGCAGTATAGCGGCGGGGGCCTACTCTACAGTTATTGGCAGGGGGAGCAAAACCACAGCAAATGCGACTTATGCTGTAGCTTCGGGATACCAGTCTTTCGCTTCTATCGTTGGGCAAAAAGTGCATTCGGCGGGTAGGTTCTCATCGGACGGTGACGCTCAAACCGGAACTTTCGTCCTTCGTTCCGACACTACAGACGCAACACCTGAAGCCCTGACGACTGACAATTCTGCTGCGGGGACGACAGACCAAATCATCCTCCCCAACAACTCAGCCTTCGCTTTTCACGGCACCATCGTCGCTCGCCAGCAAGCATCTGGCGGAACAGCTTGTGCGGCTTGGAAAGTCGAAGGTTTGATCCGCAGAGAAGGTTCGGCTGGGGCCACAGTGCTAGTCAACAGCGCAACAACCATCCTCGACAACACACCTGCATGGGGCATGGCCTTATCAGCAGACACAACAAACGGTGGCCTCAAGATCGAGGTGACTGGCGCAGCGTCAACAAACATTCGTTGGGTCGCAACAATTAACACATCCGAGGTAACGTACTAATGGCAATCCAGATTGATCTTTCGACATCGCAGTATGGCACACCATTCTCAGGTGCATACTTCCGCATTGCTACAGCAGCAATCAGTCGCCAGCGTGCAAGTGACGGGCCAAAGTTCAGCGTGATGATTGACGTTGCGGGCTATGCCACTGACACACCTGACGACGATACGCGTGAAGTTGACTTCCGCCGTTATCACGCTGACTTGGCTGATGTTGAGGTTTGTGAAGGCACGCAGTTTCTCGACAAGTGCTATGCTTGGGTCATGGCTCAGGACGATATGAACGGTTCGGAGGCTGTATAAATGTCAGTAACCATCGACTACACAAAAGGCTTTGTCGAAGGTTCTCCGCTTGCTGAAGGCGTAGGAACGATCACGGGAACGACTCTTGATCTAACGTCTGGCAACGTGTTCTCACATGCGCCGTCAAGTGCTGCTACATATGTGTTCAGCAACCCGCCTACAACGGGGACAGCCTACGGGTTCACGCTCAAGGTTACGCCCTCTGGGACGTACACTGTGACATGGCCTGCGTCTGTCGATTGGGCTGGTGGTACCGCACCTGATGCACCTGCAAGCGGCGCTACGAATGTCTATACGTTTTACACGCAAGACGGTGGCACAACTTACTACGGATTCTTAGCTGCGGCGGCAATGGCATGAGTATTGCTAGGCGTATGCAAATGGGTGCGGCTGGTGTATCTGCTGGTGGTGGCGATGGTTGGACCGACCCAGACTTAGCTAATGCAAGTTATGATAGCGTGTCGCTAAACATTAGCGCAGTTTCTGGAACCGCTTCTGATGGTGTTCAGGTAGGAGATAGCGGCTTAAAGATATATGTTACGTCAAACACTAACGATAGCATCCACCAATGGAACCTATCTTTAGCAAACGACCTCACCTCGGCGTCTTATCACGGTGCATTTTCAACAACGTCTCAAACTACGAATACAGGTGGTGTCTTTTTTAAGACTGACGGAAGTAAAATGTATGTTGCCGATAATGTTTTTGAAGACATTTATCAATACAGCTTGTCTACAGCGTGGGATGTTACCACCGCATCGTATGACAGCAAGTCCTTTTCACCTACAGAATCTAATGTCGGGACTGGCATTTTCATCAGCACAGACGGCGCTAATTTCTATTATGAAAACTACAGCACTGAAACGACATACCAATACAGTTTATCCACTGCATGGGATATTTCCACAGCCTCATACGACAGCAAATCCTTCACTTCAACAGAAGCCGCTGACACATACGGTATTTTCTTTAATCCTGACGGTGACAAACTGTATAAAATATCTATAACCGCAGATGCTGTATATCAATACTCCTTGTCAACAGCTTGGGACGTTTCAACGGCTTCATACGATTCCATTTCCTTTAGTGTAGCGTCTCAAGCCTCAATCCCCGCAGACTTTTGTTTTGGGTCAGATGGCTCTAAAATGTTCGTTGTGGATACAGCTACACCCGACACAATATACCAATACTCAACGGCATAAGGAGAACCTAAATGCTACTCTTAAAAACATCAAACGGACAGGTAGAGCAATTTCCTTACACGCTCGGGGACCTTCGCCGTGATAACCCGCAGACCAGCTTTCCCAAGAAGATCGGTGATGCAATCCTTGCCAGCTACGGTATCTTCCATGTGATGCCTTCGCAGCAGCCTGAGCATGACCCACTGGTGCAGACAGTCGTGCGGGACGCAGAGCCTCACAACAACGAGACAGCGGTTGACGAGGAAACTGGTGAGACATACGAGACAGGTCGCTGGTTCATTGGCTACACGGTCGTCAACAAGCCGCAGGATCAGGCAGAGCAGGCAGTCCGTAACAAGCGTGATCGCCTACTGCAAGACACTGACTGGATGGCCCTAAGCGACACCACCATGTCGCCAGCTTGGGCATCGTATCGGCAGGCACTTCGTGATATAACGGAGCAAGCAGGTTTCCCTTACTCTGTCGTCTGGCCCACCAAACCTTGATGGATGAGGTGGATGTATGACCGACACAGCCAAGCGCATGATGGACGTAGCCAGCACCGAAGCGTTGTTTGCCGCTGCGGAAAGTGCACTACCCGGCGAAGCGCGTAAAGCGGTGTTGCTTGCCGCTGTCCGGCGACTACACTACAATGCCAGTATCGCGCAAGGGTTCAGCCCAGACGATGCGCTGATACTCTGCATAGAATCGGTGAAATACTAATGACAACCCGCGACACTCGCAAAGCGTTCCTGAAGCTGCTGGACGACACTTGGCCGGGCGTCCGGTCGGAGTTTGTCGCGGCTATGCGCCAGGTGCAGAGCCAAGCGGATATGAAGGCGCTTGAAGCCGCCATTGCGCGCGGTGATGTGGACGCGGCGTTCCGCGCGCTGCGGTTCGATGCGGCCGATTTGTTCCGCACCGATACGGCAATCACGGCAGCCATGAACGCTGGTGGCAATTATCAGATGGGCGCGTTTCAACACGCAACACGCCGCGCCCCGATTGCCAACCGGGTTGTGCAGTCGTTCGGGGGCCGGAATGAGCGTGCCGAGCGGATCGCGCTGGATCTTGGATCGCGGCTAGTGACTGAGGTGCTGGACGACACGCGCGTGATGATAGCCCAGACGATCAGGGCCGGGCTGGAGGCAGGCGCAGGGCCGCTGCGCACCGCGCTGGACATCGGCGGTCGCGTCGTTAACGGCAAGCGGCAAGGCGGTCTGGTGGGGCTGCACAGCAGGCAGGCGGGCTATGTGCAGAATATGCGTGGTGAACTGACCGACCCCGACAGCATGGCAAACTATTTTACGCGCACGCGGCGCGACAAACGCTTTGACGGGATCGTGCGCCGGGCTATGGCGGACGGCAAGCCGGTGGCACAGGCGGACATTGACCGGATGGCGGCGCGGTATTCGGATCGGCTGCTTGCGTTGCGCGGCGAAACAATCGCCCGCACCGAAACGCTCAAGGCGTTGAATGCCGGGCGGCAAGAGGCGCTGGACCAGTTGATCGAAAACCCGAACAACGATGTTCAGGCGGGAGACGTGGTTAGGGCTTGGGACAGCACGGGTGAGGATGGCAAGACGCGACAGTCTCACCTTGACGCGGACAAGCAAGACCCTGTTCCGCAGGGCGTGCCGTTCATTGTGGGTGGATACCAGATGATGTATCCCGGCGACACGTCGCTTGGCGCACCGGCCGGTGAGACCGTGAATTGCAGGTGTTATTCTGATATCCGCATCGACTTCTTTGCGAGGCTGGAATAATGGCAAAATATACTTTTGCAACTTTGGACCAGTGGACAAAAAAGACCGAAAAGCGAATTGACGCCGTGCTGAAGGACGCGACGCAATCCGTGGTGGCCGTGGCGCAGGTTACAAAGGCCAAGGGCGGGCGGATGCCGGTTGACACCGGAAACTTGCGCAACAGCCTTATATCGTCCGTAGCGGGTGGGGCATCTGGGCAGGGCGCGGAATCCTATATTATGGCCGCAGCCGGAATGAAAGGTGGCGATTTGGCGACATTCACTTGGACGGCAGAATACGCGGCGGCGGTCAATAACGGTAACCGAGGCCGTCCCGGCGCGCACTTTGTCGAGGGCGCCGTTGATCAATGGCCCGCGATTGTGCGGGCATCTATTGCAAAAGCAAAGGCACGGGTCGGATGAACCACAAAGACATCAAAACCGCGCTACGCACG